ACACCTTTTTTGTCGTAGTATACGCCTATGGGTAACTCTTCGTTATTGAATTTGTATTTGACGAGATCTTCTCGTTTAGCCCGCATCTTTTCGCTAAAATCTTCTAGGAACCCTTCGGCATACTCCTCACTCTCAGTTTGTTTTTTAAACTCCTGAATAAGCTCTTGGTCTTCTATGTTGAGGACATCTGCTTTGACGGAAAAATCTGTTCCTTTTGTGGCGTTTCTTTCTAAGAAATTTACATTTTCAGCTATAGTCGGGTTTCTTAACTCCTTAATTCTTTGTGTGATTTCTTCGGGGGTTCCGTAACCACTCCGCAAAAGCAAAAGATTTTGCTGCTCCTGCATCGCTGAATAAAGAAACGGAGTTAGTTTCCTCGCATTTAACAATTCATTAGTTGTGTAATCATTATACTTGAGGCGGGCTTCGACCTCATCAGATGTTGGGTTCTGTGCGGACCATTCAGAAAATTTCTGAAGTTGTAGTTGGGGAGTTTCCATAAAGCTTTAGTCTGACTTCGCAGAAGCGATAATTTTAGATCTGTGTGGTTGTAACTAGTTGTTGGCCGCCTCTTGCATTACTCTCAAAGCATCTAACTCGGCTTGGCTCACCTCTTGTTGTGGGGGTGTGCGGGCCTCTTTATTTTTAGCGGCTTGGTTCGCAGCTTCAACTAGCTCGCTCGTAGGTAGAGGAGTTACTGGTGGAGTTACTGGTAAATCTTCTCGTCTAACTTGTTGCATAACTTTTTGTTGTGGGAGTTCAAAATTACCAGAAGCGGCGGCACTTTCCATAGCTTGGAGAGCGGTATTCAACTTCTCTATTCTCGTTTGGTAAGTGTCGCCTTTTTGTATGCCTGTTGGGAAACTGCCATATGGGGTTTCGTAAGCTTCAATATTAAACAGTTCAGCCATCATTTGCTTGTATTGTTCTTTGGCAGCAGCGGCATCAGCCTTGTTTGCTGTGTCTCTACCTGCCTCTTGCGCTATTTTTAGAGACATTTCGCCCTCGGCTTGCGCTTGATTAGTTATCTCCATCATATCCTTTTGCCTTTCTTGCAAATCGTTTAAATCTTTTCTCCTAGAAGAAATTATATCGCTAAAGAAACCGCGCTGCTCATTGATTGTTTTTAGTTTGGCTGCCCGCCTTTTCTCATCTTGTTCAAAGTTATAGCGCCTAATGTTTGAATTAGTAATCCCCATAAGCAGATCTTTGGTTTCTCCGTTGGCCATATTCACCAACCAAGGAGCATCGGGGAAAAGATTGTAGGCAGCGGCTTTAAACCGCATATCCTCTTCTCGTCTTTGTGTGGCGGTTATTGCATCTTGTTCCCGTTCCTTGGTCCGGAAATCAGGAGCCAAACTAAACGTGGAAGACTCCATCAAAGTTTTACCCCAGCTTCCTTTTGTTAACGCTTCAGCATTCTGGATCTGAATATCGGCAATCCTTTTAGTCCGTTCATTAGGATCTTCTATCTGTTGCGCTGTGTATAGCGCATTAGCTATGCCACCTAGTTTAGCATCCGCTTTTTGCTGCTCCTCATAAGCTATTCTCTTTTGATCCATAGTAAGCATAGCCTCCTCATAGGCTAAATCTTGAATTTGTCTTTTGCGCTGGGCGTCTTTCAACTTTATCGTCCGTTCCATCGCTGGATACAGCGTCTTTTCACGCGCACTTTGAACGACTTCATACTCCTGCGGATTTAGATATTCTCTCTGAGGAAGGAAGTTGTTAGTATTTCGCAACGGGGCGATGTCTCTAGGGGGGTCGAAGTCGAATTCACTCATAATAATTTAGGCAAGGTTAATTCGATCAAAACGGTTCTGATTCAGGTTGTTGGCCATAGACGCTTTCATTATTTCCAGATTAAGTTGATGTTGTCTCTGAGCCGCCTCGTTGTCGTCTTGTAAAGTTTTCCTTTGCCTAACACTTTGAATCGCAGGTGAATCTGGCCCCAAGGCGTATCTCATTTCTAAAGCTCTCGCAGCCTCTGGCGCGCCCAGTCTTTTAAGCTTTCTCGCTTTTATCAAATCTCTGTTCGGAGAATATGTACTCCCTAGGGATCCATACCCTAAGCTGCGGTTGCTATCCAAAGGACCCCTACTTGACCCACCTCCAGATCCTTGAGAACCATATCCGACTCTACGGTCGCTATCTAAAGGCTTATCGGAACCTCCTCCAGAGCCCTGAGAACCATATCCGACTCTACGGTCACTAGCCAACGCACCCGTGCCTCCACCCACGTCGGGTAGCTTTATCTTCCTGTCTCTTTTATTTTTCGCTGTGATATCTATGATCCCCTTGTCATAAGTGAGCTGGGGATTCTCAACTATAGGACCTCCTTTAAAGCCCTCAGTAACAAAATTTGTAACTGGGTCTTTTTTGTTCAGGGCTTTCTCCCCTTGGCGACTAGCTTCAAGCAACAGGTCTCGGGCAAAATCTCGATTAAATGTGCTTTTCTTTGGTTTCTCTTTGCCCCCCACCAAACCTAAAAAATTTTTATTTTTTTCATCTCGGCTTTGCTGCGCCTGATTTGAATAACCTTGGAACCGTTTTGCTAGTTGCGCGGGGCTATCCGTAAGCTTATTAATCACGCCTGTCATTTCATCGACCGAAGCTCTAAAGTCTTCAATTGGAACATATTGTCCGGCATCCTTATCATTAGACCCTTTTTTTGGCTTCCTCCGAACAGTGGGCGGAATCGGAACATCTTCAAAAGGAAACATAGATTCCGCTGGGCGCATCGGTAGCGCGTTGAAAAAATTTTTAGTAAGATCTCCTTCCGTAAGTGCCATGGGTTAAGTTTATCTTTTTAAGTTGACTATGTCAATCGAGTAGCACTGTCTCGGAATTAGATAGAGCGTTAGATAAACTTTTAATTGTTGTCCGGCGGTAAGGCCGCGCAAGATCCTCCTTATCTGGAGGATCCACGGCAACCAAACCCAACCGCTGGCGAGCACAATCCAAAGCTAGAAACGCGGCATCTGCAAGGTCTGGGCTTCGTCCAAACCTAGCTTTGAACTCTGGTTTAGATTCGATTTTCATTCGGAGACTCCCGCTTTTGATCATATCATAATTCCTTGCCGTCATTTCTTGAGCCAGCTCGGAATCAATCCCAAAGATTTGTTTCGTCCGCATCAATTCTTTCCCCACAAACCAAAGTTCGGACACGCGATTAACATACAACTCTGCCCCTATTTTAGAACTGTTCACGCTAACACGTTTGTCGCTCGCCTTTCCACCAAAGGAAATACGCATAAATTTGTTTGACCATTCCCCAGCCAACACATCACAGAATGGGGCGCCAGCACCCGTGGCATCAACACTTAGGTTCTCTGGCAACACGCCATGCTTTTTACATTCTTTCTGAACCTGCTCAACTATTTGGTAGGTTCTTGGAACAGCCTTATTGGTGGCGTCGTCATTTAAATGGATGGCTTTACCAAACTCTATAACATACTGACCCGTAGTGTCATAACCACATTGAGCTAAAAAAAGAACTGTGCGATCACCCCCATTGGTAAAACTGGGGTCGAGGCCCGCGACATTTACAGCATTTCCTTGCCAGTTCACTTTATTCAAAGCTCCACTAGAAGTCAGTTCGTTCTCCGTATAAATGCCCGTAGTCTCATCACTGTCAAAGAACACCGCTCGGACCATTCGCATATACCCCCGACTCTCGACACCCAACAATGCTTTGTCTTCGTCAAGTTTTTCTTGGGTAGGTAGCCAAGGGTATATGACTTCTCCCGCTACAATGTTTGGTGATCTCTCCCCGTCTAATCGAATATATTTCCCATGCCATTTAGTTTCCCATTCATCGGCAGTATTTGTATCGACACTGTCCCACCCGTCTTTGGGGGTAGACCATATTCCGAACGCATCGAATCGGGAGTTTGGGTTACTCATTCCAATCATCTGAAATGAAGGGTTTTTAGACAGGTTCGTAAGGCCAGCGTTCAAAATAGCTTCCGATAATTCTGATAATTCGTCTCCTAAAAGTATCACCCTCGATTGCTTTAAACCAATGAATTTGCCAACAGCTTCTTTAGTTTTACTCTTCTCCGCTGAGATCAAAGAAAGTCCCGCTCTTTCAATGAGTGTTCCTTTCTCATTAACGTAAGAGGCACTGCCAATTGAATCCCGAATCCTGATTGGTGCACCATCAATCACGGTTAGGAGAGCCATCACACTGCCCCAGATTCGTTTACGAGCTTCACGGAGCGTGGTTGAAGTCATCAGAACAAGCGTGTCTTGCGGTTGAGATAGCCAGTTCACTATGCCCCAAGCAGCCATAATATGAGATTTTCCTGATGAAGCACTCCCCCCGATTGCGAGGTATTTGTTTTCGAGTGCTGCTTTAATCATCAGCTCCGCCCAAGGGTGCCGAACGCACAGTTTGTCTGGCAAGTCTGAGTGATTCCACAACTCATCGCAGATCCTCCAAAAGTAATATTCCTTGGCTGCGACAGATTCATGGTTAGCGAATCCATAGAGGAGTGCGGTTATCAGACTAGTGGGAGGTAGTTGAAAACCCCCCACATCCATCTTCTTTGTTTTTGGATCTATTCTAGGCTCCAGTAACTGCTTGCCCCTAGTGTCATTTAACGCCATAATTTATTAATAATACGATGAGTTTCAAACCAAATCAAGACATTCAGGATCGAGCTGTCGAGCTATATAACCTTGATTGGAAAACTACGTCTATTGCAAAAGAGCTAGATGTCCATCCGGCTACTGTTCGGAGGTGGTTTAAAAAGCGTGGTGTGCCTGCCAGAAAACAAGGGCTTGTTGCCCCAGAAAAAACAGAGCCCGTAGATAAGTTGGGGGAGGACATAGAAAACAACTTAGATAATATGACTGATGAGGCGATTCTTAGGGCCAAGCACGATGCTCGGGTAGAAGAAGATGAATCCATGTTAGAGATTGCTGAGTCACAAAGTAGTCCGGCAGACAAATACCAGCATTATATTGCCGCCGCAGGAATTAAATTACTCCGCGACAGCATGAAAAATCTTAAAGGTCCAAAGACCGTTCGTGAGTTATCAGAACTGGATCAGTTAATTAGGAGAAATTTAGGATTAAATTCTAAAACGGGTGGGGGTGCAAGCAAAATGCAGATCGATATATCTATATTGAACAATAAAAAAGCAGATCGGGGAAAGGGAACTATCGTAGATATTGAACCAAATGATCAATGATTTTAGCGGATTTACAGGAGATTATGACTCCGATAGCGATGGCTATCTTGATCGAAGTAATAATCTAACAGATCTTAACTATACTTCAGAGCCCATAACAGATGACTCATTTGCTGAAGTAATCTTTTTTAGTATGTTTGAAAATGCCCTTCTTGGAGTTGTTGAGCACGCAAACGGATCCCCCTCTGCCTGCTACTCTCAAGCTGCCAGTATTGAGATTTTAAAGGAGGAGCAGGGTCTTTCCGAAGAAGCTGCGAAGATAGCCTTGAACCAATTAATTACTACAGACTTGGGGCCTTCCTCCCCCTGTTTTCTAGATACATCTATTGTTACAGAATGAATTTATTCATAGACAGAAAACTTGTTAAGAACCCTAAAGTTCTAATACGTAAAGACGACCCTCGAAAAAATGATTTTTATTTTGAAGTAAAAAAACTTACGGGGTTGTTTTACCGTGTTAACCCATCCAATGCGAAGGAAGTTTTTTTTATTCAAGCATTGCCAAAAAATGTGTTTGTATACGTGCCCGAAGAAGGGGATGGTTTAATACTAACACTTAACTTATTTTGATTGTAGGAGTTGATAACGGATTAGATGGAGGGCTTTGCGCTATCTCTGAGCATGGGCTAGTTATAGATAAAATAGTAATGCCCACAAAATGGGTGTGTAAGAAACGTGAGATAGACACAACAGAAATTAAGAAGTGGCTCTTGTTTTTAAATACGCCTTTTTTGTTAGCCGTTGAAGAACCCCTTGCCCATGCAAGAAGTTCTCAAGCCGTTAGGTCAATGGCCCTGAGTTTTGGTAAATTATGCGGTATGTCGGAAACATGTGGGTTTTCAATGTGCCGAGTCAGTGTGCATAAATGGCAGAGGCAACTGCTGGGGTTTGTCCCGAAAGGAAAGACCAAAGAAGCAGCTTTAAAAAAAGCAGAACAACTCGCTCCGAAAGAGTGTTGGATAAAAAATAAACGCTGCCGCAAACCGCACGATGGGATGGTCGATGCGTTTTTAGTTGCTACGTATATCCTGAATTCACAAAAAGATTGAAAAATAAGTTGACGGGTTTTTCGCGGTGTATATCGTCGCGACCATGACTCAAACACCAAACCATTCTGATAGGGGGCACGCAGAGTTTTCTCCCTCGGCTTTAAAATACTCTGCTGGCTGTGCCGGATATCAAGGCAGAGACGGGACTTCTGCGGCAGCCGAAATGGGCACAAGAATCCATGAGGCGATTGAAATACTAGATCCCTCAAACCTCCAATCAGAGCAAGAGGTAAGCATTTATAATGAGATAGTTTCTGATCAGGATGAGTATCTAAAAAACTACAAACATAATCGTAGAGTAACGGAAGAGCAGGCGGAGATCCAATTAGATGTCGCTTTAAATGGAACCAGCACATATGGCACCTGCGATTACTTGGTTATCTTTGATAATGTAGATGCCTGCCTTATAGATTACAAAACAGGAATATCATTAATTGATTCTCCTGAAAACAATTACCAAGCTAAAGCCTACACCATAGGCGTTTTTCAAAAATACCCTGAACTAACTAGCGTAGACTTTGTATTTTTTGTTCC